TCAGCTACTGAATAAACCTTAACTTTGCTACATATTCAATTTTCAATCGACCATCAACAGATGGTTTGTTTGCTATGCCCTTATGGGAATGGGTTATCTCTACTATCCTTTTTCAACCTTATGACCTCTTTTCCAACCTTCTCATTTTTTGTCGGTTCTCTTTTCCTAAATAACTTCATTCTCTGCTCCTTTTTAAATCAAAGTCATGTATTCTTCCAAATTCCTTTCCAATGTCACATAGGCATCCAGAAGTCCTGCCGTTCCATCAATCCTGCGTGTCCCAAGGTTTCCTTTTGCAGGCTGGATATTTCCGTTCCGATCCTCATCCACGGAAGTATTTGCCAGACACCATTTAAGGACCGGATTATTATTATAAATAATTCTTTTCTTTGCCAGATCAGCCCCCAAAGCCTTCATGGGTCCTGATAAAGTTTTCTTTCCCTGAATCACAGGCTCCATGACCGGCTTCCCAAAGGTGTTTGTCATGTCTTCCAAAAAGTAAGAAGCGCTCCATGAATCATACCCGCATTTGAATAAATAGATATCTGACTCATTCTGCACTTCTTCAAACCATTCTTTCACATACCTGTAATGGACTTTATTTCCCGGGCAGGTCCGCATCCATCCCTGCTCAACCCATTTATCATAAGGAATTTTATCCTCCTTCGTCCTTTTCTCCAATAAATCTTCCGGAAGCCAGTACATTTGCAGGACATAGATATTAGAATCTCCTGGAACCATAAATATGACGGTGGCATTTGTCAGGTCAATGTTGCTGGACAGGTCAACGCCTCCTATTCCATACCTCGGCTTTAATTTTTTAACGTCGAACAATTCCCTGTTATCAAGCTGCTCAAATGTCAGCCATGATTCGGTGGATGTTTCCCGGATATTAAATTCCTTACACACGAGGTTTTTGATCGAAGACGGGTTTCCCTTAGCCTTTTCCACTTTTGCCCGAAGTGCTTCCAGCTTCTTGATTGTCCCAAGACCAGGATTTGCTTTTATCCAGCATGTTTCGACTATCCATTCTTTTCTTTCATCTAATTCATAGATAAACGGATAAAAATGGATATCATGGTATCCGTTCTCATCAAACAAACCATTGATGATCCTTTCTGCCTCATCATATTTCTGGTCATAAATATCTTCCCGCACGGTTCCCGCCGTCGACGTTTCAAAAACAAGCGGCTGCTCCCTTGCAGATGTGCCATCCGCTATAATATTAAATAAGGCCCTTCCGTTTTTCCACTGATGTATTTCATCCATCAAGGCTCCATGTACATTCAATCCATCCAAGGTATCAGAATCCGATGCAAGAGGCTTGAAGGTTCCGTCATTGTAAAGTTCGCTGGACAGCTCCGCCACTAGTGGCTTTATTCTTCTGAGAAGGACGGGAGATTTTCTAACCATTCTTTTTGCTTCTGTCCATATGATCTTTGCCTGATCCCTTTTGGTCGCCACTGCATATATTTCTGGTCCCGGTTCTCCGTCCCCTATCAGCAAATATAAGCCGACAATGGAAGCAATAAGCGATTTACCGTTTTTCTTCCCTACAATCAGAAGCGCTTCCCTGCACATCCGGTTCCCGTTAATGTCTATAAAACCAAAGACTGCCGCTAACAGAGCCTTTTCCCATAATTCCAGGCGTACTACCTTTCCCGCATTTGCTCCTTTGGATATCCTGCAGAAATTTTCGGCAAATTCTATGACATGGTTTGCCCTTTTCACAGAATAGAAATATTCTCCCGGATTATTTATCATCAGCACCAAATATTTATACCATTGGTATATCTTTCTGCATACAATAACCTGTCCGCTTTCAATTTCATTCCAATATTCCAGTATGGGATTATATAACAAAGGGTATCTTACCGCCATCAGACATCCTCTCTTCCTGATACGAAATCGTCAAATCCATCCTTGATTTCTTTGCTTATTTGCTCCGTTTTAGGCATACAATCTATTAAAATTTTCATTGCCTGGGTCTGTTTTTGTGACATCTGCAGATATAACTGCGCATCCGGCGACTGCTTTTTCCCCCACTGGTTTTCCCCGTTTTTATATTCAATGCTTGTTCCTTCCCTAATAATTTTTTCACGCAATTCCTGCATCGTAACGGTCATAAAAGCTATGTCGTCGATAGTCGTATATACCAGGTTTTTCTTATTTTTATCAATTTTACTAAAAAGCCGCCTAAGTCTTCTTATCTCCTTCTCAATCTTTGCATTTTTCTCCTGATAATCCAATTCATTATCTGTTTTTTCATCCGTTTTGGATTCCTCTAATACCTGTTTGTCATTCATCTATACCACACCCCCTATACGCGCGACTTGTGTATTCCCTGAATGTGTGGGTCTCGGTCTTTTGGAAAAGACAGGATGCCCCTGTTAAGGGGGGAGTTGCCTTTCCTCCAGTCTTCCTATCGGTTCTCCCTTCTCATTAAATATGACAGTCGGTCCTTTTGCTGCACGCCCAACTCCATGACCTTCAAAACGGTCATGGCAATCCTTACATACATAAGAAAGATTCTCATAGTTTAATGTTATATCAGGATTGTTTATATTGGATTCATCCAATGTAATCTTATGATGCACTATGAAGCCCGCCTGCTCATGGCATTCCTCACACATCCCTCCGTCTATCATTATCCTCTGCTGAATGTATGAGTTTCTGCACCGTTTCCATCTGGCGCTATTGTAGAAAATCTTTGCAAATCCTTTGGCCATCTTTGCTCCTTATGTATTGCACCGGTGCAACTTATGATTTTTCCGTACAAAAAAGAAGCCTTGGGTGTTTTTCCCTTGGCTTCTTTTCTTGGTATCATATTATCACATTTGAGTGTGCCATTCTATGCCAACTTTATGATAATCCTAATTTTTTTTGTAAGGCTTCTTGTAACAACTTGGAAAAGTTTATTCCTTCTTTCTCTGCCTCCACGTTGAGATAATATGGAATTGTACAGTTTTTCTTAACCATGCGGTTATTATGTCGTTTTCTGTATTCCGAAAAATCAATATCAACCATCGTTATTATTCCCTGTGAATAATCAAAGATTTCTGTATCTGCTTTTGCTATTGCCATGGCTTCATTATAGTTTGATGCCTCAGGTAGTTCTTTCCCATCATCCTGATAATCAATTCCTTTTAATCCAATTGCATCCCTTGCCATTTCCATAGCATCTGTCATGCTCTTTCCTTCCGTATAAATTTCAAAATCAGGTACAAAAACCAGAAAATCATTATTATGTTCCGCTATAAATACCGGATACGCACTTTTCATTGCATTACTCTCCTTTCCAGTGTTAATAGATATTTAAACCAATACCTATAATATTATAAAGCTTCCATCTCCTTTATATGCTGTTTTACAGCTAAATGGGGATTTTTATTTTAATCCCCATTTTTTAATTATGCTTTTTGCCGTAATCTCATTTATTTCTTTATGTCGTGGGATCTGCTCTGTATCACTTCCTCTTTTGTATGTATCATGGTTTCCGCCATGCTCTTTGAATTCAAATCCTGCTTTTTCAAGCAATTTAACCAATTCCCGACGCTTCATTTACATATACCACCTCCTGTTAATTATATTATACGTACTCTGTACGTATTTGTCAACACTTAATACTTATAAAGTACGTATATTTTATGTAATAATAATATTGTTCAATGCTTTTGAATGAATCCTATGAACCTGTCTCCAACTGCATTGCAATTCATTACAAACCTCTTCCCATTTCATCAATTTTATATATCTATAAAAGAGAACATCTTTTTCATCCTCATTTTCAAGCTGCTCAATTTTATTTTTTATCTCTTTACACTTTTTAAGCTTTTTATACCATACTCTTTTATACTCTCTTTCTTCTCTTTCTAACAAAACGGCATATTCTGATAAATCCCTTTTATTTGAGGCATGTGGCATTCCATCTGCGGCTACGGAAGGATAAATATTTCCCAGTCTTATTTCTTGTATTTCCATTTCAATCCGTTTCAACTGTCTGACTGTTTTTTCATAACCTTTAAGATATTCTTTCTTCTCTTCATTTTGCTTATTCTTTTGCTGTACCATTCTCCACCCACTCCTCTTTCCTCTGTCGAATAATGTCGACCGATTATCCTTTACTTTCCCACCCGGTTACCGTATCATAATACTTGTGTAGAGGGGATCGCGGCGCAGCGCTTAGGCTGGCCGCTTTTTCCGTTTATCCCCTCCGCTTAGTTACTCCCTTCCAAAATACACATCAAGCATTTTAAAAAGTTTCTCCCGCTCTGCCTTTGACAGTTTATCTATGTAACTGTCATACTCTGCCAGACGGGATCCGCTGACATAATCCACCGCATCACACAGGATGAAATCAGCCGTTACTTTCAGTACGCTGAGCATATCCAGAAATGTTGCAAAACTCGGCATTCGTGTTCCCCGCTCGATCATGCCAATGTATCCAGCTGACAGACCTACAAGCTCCGCAAACCGCTCCTGGGTAAGATGCTTTGCTACCCTTGCCTTTTTCAGCCTGCTGCCTATGCGGCACAAATTTATATTTGCCATCATCTACACCTCCTTTCCTTTTAAGGTATAGGGAATATATCTTCCGGTTCTCTGGTTGCAGCTTTTTCATTATGAATACGCATATAATTCCAATGGCATATACAATTGTTAATGCTATAATTGCTTGTACCTTCAGTGATTCCACTTCTTTCCTCCTTTGTCTAATGTTATTGCATTTTGACACATTTTGTGTCACTGTGGGTCAAAAAAAAATAGTTTGAACACTTTTTTTAAAATATTGTGCAAGAGAAATTTTTATTGTATCCCGAGGAATCCTTTCCCCACATTCATACATTGAAAGAGCAGATGTGCTTATTCCAACCGCTTTTGTCACTTCATCTTGTGTCTTTTCTCCACGTAATTCCACTAATCTTTTTCCTATTACTGAACTATCCATTCTTACACCTCCTTAGTCACATTTTGTGGAACATTTTAAATATAGACCAATCCACGTATTGTGTCAACACTTTTTGTGGAATTTTGTACTTTATTTTTTCACGTAGTGTGTTATTATACTTTTACAGACATGGAAAGGCAGTTATTTTATGGGTAAATTTGCGAATGTGTTAAAAGGATTGCGAATTAAAAGTGGCCTTACACAACAAGAAATGGCCGACAAGTTAAATATTTCAAGAAGTAGCATTGGAATGTATGAAAACGGAGAACGTGAACCAAGTTTTGAATTGCTTGAAATAATCGCTGACTATTTTAATGTTGATATGAACTATTTATTAGGAAAAAAAGAATCTTCTGAAAATATACCACAAGGCTATTACTTAAATGAAGACGCTCGAGATATGGCTCAATTTCTTTTTGACAATCCAGAATATAAAGTCCTTTTTGATTCTACCAGAAAGGTTAAAAAAGAGGATATCTTATTTGTTAAAGAAATGATTGACCGAATGAATAATGATAATTAGCCTGAATTATTCACGGCTGTGCCGTGAAAGTGGCTGAAAGCCACGTGGTTACTGTATTTAAGCTGTTTATTGCATTTTATCTGTTAAGTGAATAAAAAAGAGCATCCAGTTGTGGTAA